CCACGTTCAATAGAACGTGTGATTAATCGAATCAACGAAGCCACTGGAGAAAAAATTGATAAAGATCGGTTAACAAGACAGCAAAAGGTTTGTGCAGAAAAACTCGCAATTAATTTACTAAATTCTCGTTTTCAAAAAATTATAAACTGTTACACTTCAGAAGAGGATAGAAATATTTTTGAACAAGAATTCATCCGCATGACTTGGGATAAACCAGATTTGACAGCGGATGAAGTTAATTTGTATATGAATGTTTGCAAAGAAATTATTAATTTAGAAACTACTTCTCGCCATTTGGACAAATTAAACAAAATGTTTGAGGAAACTCAAGAGCAAAATGAAATGAGTATTCGTTTAGCCGAAATTATTAAAGCTAAAAGCAGCGAATATCATCAGTGCGAAGGCAGAGTAGAAAGCTTAATTAAAAAATTACAAGGAGACAGAAGAGAAAGAATATCTTCTAAACATAAAGAGAATGCTTCTATTCTTTCTATTGTGCAACTTTTCCAAGATGAAGAAGAGCGAGCCAATATGATTAAAATTGCCGAAATGCAAAAATCTCTCGTTGCAGAAGAAGCAAAAAAAATGGAAAGTATGGTAGAATGGAAGGCGCGCATATTAGGAATATCATTAGATGATGCAGTCTGATAATACCAACTGTTGCAAAATATGCCACAGTTCCTTTCTTTCTGAGAGGAGCCTCCATGCACATTTAAAAAAGCATAAGATTGGCCTTAATGAATATTATCTCACTCATTATCCTAGAAAAAACCTTTTAACAGGAACTTATTTGCCTTTCAAAGACAAAGATTCTTATTTCGAAAAAGATTTCGAAAACAGAAGTCAGTTATTAAGATGGTGCGAAATAGAATCTTCCGAAACTGTAAAACAGCAAATCAAAAAAATGTTAGCTTACAGAATCAAAGCTAAAGATTTAAAATATGCTCCTTGTCATTTAGAATTGGAAACAAGTGAAATGCCGAGCATAGATATTTATAAAAAACATTTTGGTACTTATTCTAAAGTTTGCGACGAAGTTGGGATAGAACCTATGTTTAGGCGCAGTTTACCTAGAAAGTTTTACGAAGACTTCTCAAATGTAGAGATATTTGTAGATACAAGAGAACAGCAGCCTCTTTCTTTTCAAAAAGAAAGAAAAGTCAAACTAGACTTTGGCGACTATACTGCTAGTGGTTCAAATTATACAAAAACATTTGTAGACAGAAAATCTGAATCCGATTTTAAAGGAACTTTAGTTGGTGAAAATTTAGATAGATTTAGGCGCGAACTGCAAAGATGCAAAGACATGGAGTGTTATCTATTCGTTGTTGTAGAATCAACTTTAGAACGTATAAGTAGTAACAATGATTTTACTCCTCATAAGGCGAATTTAAAATTTATATATCATAATATGCGATTGTTGCAGCATGAGTTTGCGGGGTACTGTCAATTTATATTTTCTGGCAATAGAACTAACAGTGAAATTCTTATACCGAAATTAACTGCAATTGGCAGTGTTCTTTGGGATGTTGATGTTCAATATTTTTTAGATAAGGATAAATCATGGCTTGGATCGAAGGAAACCAAAAAAGAAAAAGCTTATTCCGTAACGTAAACCAAGAAATCCTTAGTAAACAAGGGTTCTTGGAAGAAAGAGACGCTAAAATTCTTCTCTATAAATTTTTGCGTTCAAATATTTCGTTTTCTTCGGAAATTATTTGCGGCGTTAAGCTATTTCCATTTCAACATATGGCGATCAAAACCATGTTTGAAACAGATTACTCTATGATGGTGTGGAGCCGTGGACTTTCAAAAAGTTTCACTTGTGCAGTGTTTGCATCTCTTGATGCAATATTGAATCAAGGGGTACATATTGGTATTGTTAGTAAAACATTTCGTCAGGCAAAGATGATTTTCCGCAAGATAGAAGAAATTGCAGAAAAGCCTAATGCCGTATTTTTAAAACAATGTATAACTAAGGTTTCTAAAAGTTCAGACGAATGGACAATGGAATTTGGACGCAGTAAGATTACTTGTTTGCCTCTTGGCGACGGTGAAAAACTCCGTGGTTTTCGCTTTCACCGTATGATGATTGATGAGTTTTTGCTTATGCCAGATCGCATTTTTAACGAAGTTATTATCCCCTTCCTTTCTGTTGTACAAAACCCAACTGAAAGAAAACAAGTTTACGACTTGGAAACGGAGCTTATTAAGCGTGGCGAAATGAAAGAAGAGGATCGATTTGTTTGGCCTAATAATAAAATTATTGTTCTTTCTTCTGCGTCTTATCAGTTTGAGTACATGTATAAACTTTATAAGCAATATGAAGACTTAATCATTACGCCAGAAAGAAATGCTAAAGGAGGAGCTACAAGAGCTATCTTGCATTTTTCTTACGATGTGGCTCCTCATGGCCTGTATGATGAAAGTTTGTTAACTCAAGCAAAAGCAACCATGTCAGAATCTCAATTCAAAAGAGAATTTGGATCTCAATTTGTTGATGATTCGTCTGGGTATTTTAAACTGAGTAAAATGCATGAATGCACAATTAAAGCTGGAGAAGGGCAAGCAATTGAAGTTGCTGGAGAAAAAAATGCAGAATATATATTAAGTTTTGACCCGTCTTGGGCAGAAAACGAATCGTCTGACGATTTTGCCATGAACGTTATTAAGCTCGACAAAACAAATCGTAAAGGAATTGTCGTGCATAACTACGCTTTGTCTGGAACTAATTTAAGAAAACATATTGAGTATCTTCATTATTTGTTGACTAGCTTTAATATTGTCGCTATGTGCGGTGACTATAACGGAGGATTGCAATTTATAAATGCTGCAAATGAAAGTGAACTGTTTAAGAATAGCAAAATAGAAGTTAAAACATTTGAAGCAGATTTTGATACTCCAGAAACTTATCAAGATGAATTAAGAAAAGCAAGAAATGTTTACAGCAAAAGCTCTGGTAGAATTTGTTATCTTCGAATACCTACTAGTGGCTGGATAAGATATGCGAATGAATTGCTTCAATCAAATTTTGATCATAGAAAGATATTATTTGCTGCTGAAGCCGTAGACGACGATTTTACATCGCAAAAAAGTAAAACTATTCCAATCAAAAATTTAAAATTTATTCGTGACCATGAAGATACTCAAAGTATCGAAGCTAAGATGGTTGATTTTGTTGATCATCAGGCAGACATGATTGAATTGGTTAAAGCTCAATGTTCGCTGATTATCCCAACAACGACCGCAAACGGTCATCAAAGTTTTGATCTGCCTCCAGAATTAAAAAAACAAAGCGGCGCGGAGAAAACTAGAAAAGACTCTTATGCTTGTTTGGTGCTTGGAAATTGGATGACTAAAATATATTATGACATGATGGACATAAAAGCGGAAAAAAATTCCGCAACTTTTGTTCCATTTTTTGCCAGATGAAAAATGTAGTTTTAATAAATTCTTTTCCTAATTCAGAAAAAAAAATTTTAACATTAAAAAAACAAATCTCTAAACTAAAAGAGATTGGTTGTCCTATCATATTGTGTTCTGGATGCGAAGTTAATAGCGATATTATTAATTCAGTTGATTACTTTTTTTTGAACAAAGAAAAAATAGTAAAATCTGCACTGTATCACAAAAAGTGTCAGCTTGAAGGTAAAGACCATGTTTCTTTAACAGCTTTGCCTCCAAATAATGGCATTCTTATATTCGTTGGTAATGTTGATCCGACAATAAGCAGAAATACAAAATTATTATTTGGACTTGCAGAAAAATTGGGTTTTGAAACTGCTCTTTATACAGAGGACGATGTTATTGTTCCAAATATCAATTATTATGTAGAAAATTTAAATATATTAAATAATTCTAAAATAAAGTTTTGTGCTGTTGGATCTCAAAAAGACAATACATTTAGATACACAAATCATTATTTTGCTAATATTAAATTTTTTAATCAAACATTTTCTTACCCTTCGAATGAAAAAGATTTATATGATCCTCAGATATGCAAAACAATTTTTCCTTGGATGCCATATGAATATTGTTTTGGCTTTTATTTAAAACAGTTTGAGGAATTTGTTCATTTGATTCCAGTTGATTATTTTGAAAACGTTGTTGATCAAGATTGTTTAAATTTTAGATACGATGATATAAATTTTATTGCAAATCAATACGCTCTCATACTAAAAAGAAAAAATGGTATTATTCAGCCATTTTTTTACAATTTTTCTAAATCTTTAGTTTTGAACGTTAAGATTTATTTAAATTCTAAATTAGATAATTCTTTTTTAACTCAAAAAGATGTTTGGCTAACTGGAAGTTCACTGGCGATTAACGATATAGTTAAATTCGAAATAACCGATCAAAATGGGCGAATGATATGTAAAGAAGTCAAATATTGTTCGGACGATGACATTCTAGCTATAGAAAATTAAAGTACTTTTGAGACTTTTGGTGTAACTTTTAATATAAGAAAATGGCTCGTCAATATAACAAAAAGTCTGATTATTGGACAAGGTTTAATAAAATTCAGCCAGTTCAAGTTTCGCAAGCCTCTTATGAGCCAAAACTTATGGGTGAGCCTTTTTACAAAGAGGTTTCAAATGCTTCTGTTAGGTCAACGCAAACAGATTCGCCTACAAAAACAAGAATTCCCAGAAACGGAACAGATATTCATGTCGGTCGCTATTCTTTACTGAGCCAAGGCATTCTGCCATATGAATATACAAAAGACGGAGTAGATATAAGAGACGCAATTATGCTTTGCCAAAAAGCTTATGCTAATGTCGCGATAGTTAGAAATACTATAGATATAGCTACTGAGTTTGCTAATACGGATGTTTATCTTGAAGGTGGGACTGAAAGAAGTAGAGAATTTTTTCAAAAATGGTTTGATAAAATCAAACTTTGGAAATTAAAAGATCAGTATTTTCGCGAGTATTATCGCAGTGGAAATATTTTTCTTTATCGAATTGACGGTAAGTTTAATGCAGAAGATTTTAAGCTACTTTCTGGTTTGAGCGAAAATGGAATTAAGAATAATAAAGTCCCTCTTCGTTATATTTTAATTAATCCATATGATATTGTTGCTAAAATATCTAGCTCATTTGCAGAGGCCGTTTACGAAAAAATTCTTTCTGAATACGAGCTTGAGCGTTTAAAAAATCCTAAAGATGATGCGGATGTTGAGCTTCTTAATGGATTTGATCCAGAAATTCAAAAACAAATTAAAGGTAAGCAATATTTTAGAGATGGTTTGAAAATGAAACTTGATCCAAAGTATTTGCTTTATTCTTTTTACAAAAAACAAGATTACGAGCCATTTGCAGTTCCTTTTGCTTATCCTGTTCTTGAAGATATTAACGCAAAGATTGAACTAAAACGCATTGATCAAGCAATTGCCCGCACTGTAGAGAATGTAATTCTTTTGATTACGATGGGAGCGGAGCCAGATAAAGGCGGTATTAATCCCGCGAATATGACTGCCATGCAAAACTTATTTATGAATGAAAGCGTCGGTCGCGTTCTTGTTTCAGATTATACAACTAGAGCGGACTTTGTTATCCCTGATTTGAAAAAAGTTGTAGGTAGAGAAAAATACGAAATTCTAAACGAAGATATTAAAGAAGGTTTGATGAACGTTATGCTCGGAAACGAAAAGTATAATGGTCAAAGTGCGAAAATTAGCTTTTTCATGGAGCGTTTAAAAGAAGTTAGAAATGCATTTCTTAACGATGTTCTTCAGCCAGAAATTATTCGCATATCAAAAGATTTAGGCTTTCGTTCTTGGCCAACTGCCAAATTTACTGAAATTGATTTGAAGGATGAAACTCAATACATGAGAACAATCAGTCGTTTAATGGAGATTGGTGTTCTTACTCCAGAACAAGGTATCGAATCAATTAATAACGGCAAACTTCCAGACCCAACTGACCTCGCGCCCGCGCAGCAAAAGTTCGTCTCGGATAGAGAAAAAGGATATTACAATCCAATTGTTGGTGGAGTTCCAATGATTCAATCAGAATCTTCTGATCCTACAGCGGCTGCTCCAACTGCTGCTCCGACACAATCTGGAGCAGGAAGACCTTTAGGGGCTACAGCATCAAGAAAAGATATTCAAACAACAATTTACGAGATAGATGCTTTTATGAAA